CCTACGCGCTGTGGACTTCACTGTACAAAGAGGGCGCATTGGTGCTGCTCTTATCCCAGGGCGAAGAAGAATCCAAGATACTTCTGTCCAAAAGCCGGTTCATATACGAACGATTACCCGACTCTTTGAAGACGCCCATAGGTACCGATTCACGCCAGGAATTGACGTTCCCAGAGATGCAATCAGGTATCAGAGCACTCCCATCCACCGATAAAGCAGGCCGGTCAACCACCGCATCACTGGTCGTGCTTGACGAAGCCGACTTCCACGAACATTTAGAAGCTAACTATTCAGCAGTAAAGCCTACAGTGGATGACACTGGCGGCCAGCTAATCCTGGTTTCCACTGCTAATGCAGCTAACTCGCGTTCCATGTTCAAGAACGTGTACCGGGAAGCCCCGGATAACGGCTTCACCAAGCTGTTCTACCCCTGGAACGTGCGCCCTGGGCGCGATAACCAGTGGTTCGCTGACCGGCAGAAGGAATACCACGACGTTTCCCTGTTCGAGAAGGAATACCCCGCCACTGAAGCGGAAGCCCTTTCCCCACCGCGTACCATCTCGGCGTTCGACCACGACATCCTAGCGATGATGGCCGAAGACTGCCGGACACCCATCAAAACGGTACAGGTCGGCCCGTCTACCGCTAACATCTGGCAGGACTACCACCCCGGTAAGCGTTATGTGGCCGGTACCGACACCTCCCACGGCATCGGGGGCGACTTCGCCGTTACGGCTATCATGGATACCACAACCGGCTATGTGGTTGCCGATATCCAGACGAACCTGCTCCCCCCTGACCAATTAGCCCTTGCTTCTATGGAACTTATGAAGCTGTACCAGAACCCCGTATGGGGGATAGAAGACAACGACTGGGGTATACTCACCATATCCACAGCCCGAGAGGCGAGATACCCCCATCTGTACTATCGGGACGAAGATAAGCCGGGTTGGCACACGGATGAACGCTCCCGGTACGTGTTATGGGGCGAGATGATAGAGGCAGTAGCCACCAGGTTACTGATTATCCCCAGCCTAGAGGGGCTATCCCAGTTCTATACGGTCATCAGGAACCCCAAGAAGAACGGCAGAATCGAAGCCCAGGAGGGCGCACACGACGATTATCCCCTTGCTGTGGGCATAGCGTGGCAGTTGCGAAGGTTCGCCCAGGCAGTTGGCCGTAACCGCTACGGGCCGCAAGAAAGCGGCTGGAAACGTATCCTAGAGCGCGCACGCAAGCCATCGAGGTGGTAAAGATTGGCCTACGACGAGAAACCAACGGTTGAATCTATCCGTCAGATAACCCGGTACCTGCAAGATGTGTGGTCTAAGACCCACGTCAAGTGGGAGGAGATTGACAGCTATTACCAACAGACCTTCAAGCTGTGGCCGGAGAACCTGAACCGCCCCGAGTGGCTGAAACCAGCCCGCTCACGCTCCATCGTTGACCACGCTGTAGACCACCAGCTGGCATATGAGCCTATCGTCCACCGCTTCCCATCGACCCAGACCGAGGTCAGCCAACGCCGCGCCGACGAAGTAGAGCCTGCACTGAAGGCCATACTGGACGAAGCATCGTTATTCGAGCCGACCATGACCTGGAAGCAGATAGGCAAACACCTACTACTCTACGGGTACGCCGTGGTCGAAGACGGTCTTGATAGCGCGTGTATGACCCAACGCCGCGAAAAGCCGCGTAAAGGCCGTAACGAACCCCAAGACGAGTTTGACCGCCGCGTTCGTGTCCACAAGAACGCCGTAAAGAGCATGATGCCATTCCGTACCCGCGCGCCCCACCCGGCCCGCGTGCTTCTCGACCCGATGGAGAAGGAACCCAGGATGGCGGTGAAACACGCATACAGACGTTCTATCGACCTGGAGGAGATAACCAGCACCAGGATGACCGGGGCGCGCGCTAAACGCGGCGAGGTGCACCCGTGGAAGGTGAGCGACAATCCCTTTGAACTGGTCATGGTTGACGAGTTCTGGTCTGAATGTTGGCACGCTATGGTCGCTGACAGCGAGTTATTGTTCGTCGAGAAGAACACCTGGGGCTTCATCCCTTATAGCCACGCCTTCTCCGGCTACGGCCAGGAAGTGACCAGCGTGGAGGAATGTGACCCTAGTTATCTGGCCGTGGGCATATTGGAACCCGTCATACCGGCCCTGAAAGCCCAGGCACAGGCCGTTGCTGGTAGACATAACGCGCTCATGGAAGCCACTTTCAACCCCACAGGCACCGTGATGGACGCCTCGGAATTAGAAGAACAACTCTCACGCGGTGACGTGATTGAGATGGGGAATAAGAGCGATGTCTGGAAGATGGAGATTCCCCAGCTGCCACGGTGGATGTTCGCTTCAGAAGAATGGTTAGACCGGGATATAGAACTAGGCACGTTCTCCCGCGCACTGGCCGGTATCAGGGAGCAGGGCGTTTCGACAGTTGGTCAGCAGGCTATACTGACAACTGCTGCTGGCCGTAAATTCGTCAGTCCGACCAAACAATTAGAGCATCTGGCTACGACTTCTGCTGCACATATACTCCAGTGGATTGACGTACTTGAGCTGGACTTACGCATCAGGGGATACCAGATAGCCGATAATATGCTTGAAAGCGACTATTCTTGCACCGTGTCATTCGAGCTTATAGACCCGGTACTCCAGTTACAGTTCCGCGAACTGGGTATGCGGGAAGTCCAGCAGGGTCTGAAATCCAAGGAGACCTACTGGTCATCCGATGCCAGGCTGGAGGACTCCACCGGCGAACAGAAACGACTGCTTGAAGACCTCATACGCCAAGACCCACGGGTACAGGAACTCATGGCTAAGGAAGTGGCCCGTGAGGCAGGCTTACAGGACTTACTGGATAAAGAAGAAGACCGGATGAAGAACCAGCAGATGTCTGCGATGGATGCCCAGGCCACGCCCGGCCCCGGTGGGATGCCCCCACAGCAAGGCATGGGGCCGGGAAGACCTCCTCGCAATCCACTGACACCCGATACCGCACGACCTAGTAGGATAGGACAGGAGCTTGCACGATAATGTCTTCTTATACACAGAGCGTATTCACCCAGGCTACACTGAAGGTCATGGATGACATAGATGGACTGAAGAAGGAAGCCAAGACGACCAAGGCACCCAGGTTCCTTCACGAGACCAACGTGCCCAGCCCTGTACGGAAGAAGCGTTTTGCAGACATGACCGAGTTCGAGCGTCTGATGGAAACACAGGGCAATGGTAGAACTATCTGATTTCCAGAAGGCTCTAGAACAGGGGGACTGGGCGGAAGCACAGCGCATCCGCGACCTACGCACGCCTATCGCACCTGGCTCATTTGAAGGGCTTCTATCCCCAGAGAAGATAGGTATGTGGGGCAAGACCATCCAGCCCATCTTCATCTATCCCAAGATGACCCAGGGGCAATTACAGCAGTCTGGACAGATGCAGATGATGGGCGAAGACCACTATATCTGGACAGGCGAGTGGAAGCTGAACGACGCCCAGTTCAAAGAACTAGATAAGAACCTTAACCGCGCACTCAGCGAGAGCGGATTAAAGGTTCTCCCTACGCAGATGAAGGACTCCGGTCAGGACTTGGATTCCTGGCGCATCTCCAATCTTCCCGAACCCGAATTAGGGATATCTAACCGGGACTTTGAAGATGGCGTCGTTCCCATGTATGTCGTGCGCGGCATGGGTAATTACGCGGGGGCCACGCCTGGTACTGCTGAGTTTGGGGCACCGTTCGCATTACTAGGGGATGGAGTCATCGAAGCCCTGGCTGGCTATGAAGGCCCGACTTCTTACGCTCGATTTCTCATGGATATCGAGGGCCAAAGTCGAGAGTATGCCGACTACCAGGCTAGTAGACAGGCCCAGATGGGTACCGCGCTACATGAAGCGATGCACATGACAGGAGCCTTGCCTCATACCGGGGATGAGGAAGAGGTCTTAGTCTACACCTCCAACTACGGCGGGCAGCACGGCGAAGAGTTCATGAAGGCTATCACCTCTGATATTAGAGGTGCGCGTTCTGAAGACGTGGGCGCAGCGATGCGGCTAGTCATGGGCGAGCCTTGGAACTACGGCTGGGGCACGGATGTTAACCCCGAGGGCGTACCTGCCGCCCCTATCACATCAGACAAAGAATTTAAGATGATGACCATGGTAGACCCACCATTAGATAAGGTCACAGTATCGCTAGACCCGATAACACCGATGGCAACGACAGACCCAGCCGTAGTAGAATCACAACCAGATACAGTCGAGGGAGCTGACAAAATGGCTAACGGAGTACCGTTTAGAAAGAACGCCCAGGGTACGTGGGAGATATACGACAGAGCCACAGACCAGTGGCATACCACCCCCCAATGGCAGTCCGTGCTCCAGAACGTGCGCAGCGTCAAGCGCGACCCTGCCACCGGCGAATATCAGTTCAACTACATGCTTCCTGGCGTTGGAGGTGGGTCGGGCCGTGCTGGCACCTGGAGTCTGGCCGACATCCAACAGATGTATTCCTCCGTCACTGGCACACCTGTAGCCAAAAGCCAACAGCCGACCAACATCCACGAAGCCTGGTATTCGTCGAACCAGACCTCCATGCCCGACATCTGGATGCGAAATGATATGGGCGATATCATCGAATCTGAGGAGTGGACAGACAGCAGCGGTGCTGTCCACCCCGCAGCTGATATCGTTGACCCGGAGAAACTAGAGCGGGTCATCGAGATACTCCGCCAGCAGGGCGCGTGGGACATGGGAGAACCCGAGGTATTCAGTGTCCCAGGCGTGAACGAGCCGTTTATAAGGATAGGCGACAGGGTATTCAAGGGCACTGCGCCTACCACGGACGCAAGCGGCATAACCACGTATGACATCCCCGGCACCGATTACAAGGCGGTCATGGGTGCCACGGGCGGCATCACCACGGTCAAGAAGTCCGACCCCACGTATGCCCCAGGACGTATTGCCGAGACAGGCCCAGAAGGCATCGACATGCCCGGCTACGATGTCTTCCAGACGCGGGAAGGCGAACTCGAGCTTTACGAAGAACGCTATACGCCTAGCTTTATCGTAGACCCCACGACCATGATTCCGTTCATCCAGCAACCGGACGGCTCACTGGAAGTCGCAGAGATGCCGACGATGGACGAGCTAATCACCCAGTATCTGCAATC